ATCACCCGACTTTGGTATGGTTCTATGATTTTCGGAACCGAAAGAAACGCCAGCTTCATCGAAAATAACCTTGTCGACCCGATACGCAAACGGGGTCTGACCCTGATACTTTTCGATAAAGTATGTGACTTGGGGGTCACCACTCAGTGAAATGTCCTCTTGACCCAAAAAAGACAAACTGGCACGACCGGCCATCTCTAGTAAAGGGGAACAAAATGTTCCCCGTCGGGACCCGCAGGGTCCCCCTCCTTGAGTACTTTTACGTCCGGTCGTTGGTCTTAATGAAACATAACACCTGCAATTCCATTCTCGATCCGTAAAATATTTTGACTCAGAGCTATAATATTGAATGTCTTGGAGGGATAATTGAGCGCCGAATTTCTTATATTCATTTCCAAGAGGACTTGGCGTATACGGCTAAAATTCACTTGACCGGACGAAAGAGTCCCGAACGGATTTGTCGAAAACGCATACATGTAAAACTGACGACCGTACTGATTCGGTTGTTGCGTCGTAATCTCATTTGGCTGGGAGAAAAAGTTCACGTGCGTCAGAAAAGGCTCAATAGCCCCGACATACAAGGTGTTTATGGTCGAGGTCAAGAAAGCATCTTCACCGTTGAATGTGAGACCAAACGTCAAAGTATCCAAGCTCCCTCCGGGAGTTGTATAATTATAAGGTAAATTCGAGTTAGGGTGTATCAGGAAAAAGAGTTCTTTGACGGGATTTTTGAATTTTAGATTGAAAATAGAAGATTGAAACCCTTGTGCAAGCTGAAAAGAGTCGTATTGACACTGAGTTATAACATAGTCCAATCTATGATTTTTGAACCAATCAATTTCTGGGTTTGATAAGTACGCATACTCTGTGATTATGGTCGCCGCGAGTATAGGGTTTGTTACCGACTGAGAAGTCAAGTTGGAAAAGTTGTTGAATGTGACCCAAACCTCGACGTCTTGGCGATCGAGAGATGTGATTGGTAACGAGAGTTCGGGGTTTCCGTAAAAATAGTACGGAAGATTCACGTAGTACGTGCGTCCAGGGGGTCCAACGGTCGTCTGTGTGTCGTATTTTCCCGTCAAAAGTTGGAGTCCCGGTTGATTCTCGTACGGAACGTTGAGTTCGTTCCAAACCTCTATGTACTCTCCCGTGATACTTTGAATGGTCTGACCACCCACTTTGAGGTCGGCGTTTACGATGGCGAGTGTCCCGACCCCATCATAGTAATTATATAACTGATTAAGAGATCCCGAAAAGACGTTCGAGGCGATGGGATACACGGCAAGGTACGTTCCCGAAAGCACATTCCCTAAAGTTGTTATGACGCCACTCGGAGTTGATGTTTGAAGAGTTATTCCGTAGGATGCTGTGTTATCGGAAATGTGAAAAGGGACTGATATGGTATATGGAGGTGATGTATTGAATCCCAGTGTAGGGTTATAATATGCTAAAAAATTTGAATGTGAATTTGTGATGATTACATTTGTAACTACATTTGTAGTGTAAAATACACCGGTCAACATGTAAGATGCAACATTTTGGAACACGAGGTTTCCATTGGTATTCACAGTGACCCACGCCGTGGAGTTTCCATTTGATGTGAATTTTGAACTCAAATTCAGAGGGGTCGAAAGCGTGTTTGAGTTTGACTGAAGAAGAAGTCCGTTATACGGTAAAACAATACTTGGGTTTGTGTCGTTCCGAACACCAATCTGAGTCACAGCAAAGAATGAATTCGCCAACAAATTTGAACTTGTGCTTTGGGTCGAAACGTTTACCCAATAGTTCGCCGTGTTACTTGCTACGACAGGTATAGAAAAGGCATATGTTGAGTTCCTACCCTGTTGGGACAAGTCATATGTATACGAGCTGGTTGCATTCCCAAATGTTACGTTGGATACGTATACTTCAGTCGTGTTACTCGTGATTGCGTTTGCAACACTCAAAGTACCCGTCACGAGGTACTCGCCATTGACTGAAAAGCTTATGTTGGATGTAGGACTTAGACCCATGGTGAAGTTTTGAGGGCTCGTGTTCCCATACAGAGGAACTTGAGACCCAGATGATATCGTAATATTGTTCGAAAATTGATAAAAGTCATTTGTAGGACTTACAGAGACGTACGTTCCCAAGGTGAATTTTCCAGTTCCAGATGTGTTTACAAAAAAGGCATAAAACTGACCGGGAGTCGTCACGTTGATGGGAATGACAACAGGGGAAGAAGGGGTTGGCGAAACCGTACATGTTGCTGTATACGCAAAGGATGATGGCATGGTGCCGTTATAGTCTGAAGATAAAACGGCGTAACTGAGAGACTGGACGGAACCCACATCAATATTGAAACCGGCACGTACGAGATAATACCCAGTGGTGTTAAAAACGATACATCCACCATTTGTTATACTATAAATACCCGTTGAATCATTGTTATAATACGATGGAAGACCTCCATACGTGTAATTTAAATTCAGAAGGTTCAAGCCAAATCCGATCGGATAACTATTGATCAGAGACACGTACAGCCCAGTCTGTGTATTAACAGCTGTACCCGTTGACTGTGTCCATCCAGATTGTTGCAACGTATATGTCGGTGTTACCGTGTTTGTCGATGTTGTCGTATAGACGAGGTTTCCGTACGTATCGGTATACGAGTACCCGAGAGGGTCGAGTCCCCAAAAGATTGAAGAACCTGCGTTATTTGAAAGAGGCGTTGATTGAACAATGACGTTCGAGAGACCTGATGCAGTGAAAATAAACTGATTTGTACTCGAGTTATAACTTCCATAATTTGGAAAAAAAGAAGATGACCATAACTGATACAATTTTGTCGAATAATAAGGAACGAGATATGATCCTTGAGCTTGGACTATAGTCCCATTTGTAAACCCAAACCACAACTGAGGAACGTTCGTCGGACTCGGGGCGAGAGGCCACGTCCAGTCATTTCCCGGATTGTACAGGGCCGGAAGTGTCATTTTGAGTGTGAGGCCCCGTATAAGATCCCCCTTTGGTGGAATGTGACAAATACTCGTGCCCCCAAATGTTATTATTTGATCGTTAAAAGGAATATCATACGCCTCGAGCACAAAAGGCGTGTGTCTCTTGTACACACCTGAAAAATACGTCACCTGTGGTTCACCAGAAAGGTACGCATCTTGTTGTCCAATTGCAGCGAGTTGTATGTATCCTGCGGACATCCTACTAGTACGGAGTAATATTTTTCAGACGGGTACATCGCGCTCCAGTCCACTCTGAATTTTGTTTCGAAAATGTAGGAAGGAGTATGTCTTTGGCGCTCCGAAAGTTCGACCCGTCCAAGATGGGTGATGACAAGGTCTGCGTCTTCATAGGCAAACGTGGAACGGGTAAATCAACACTCGTCACTGACATTTTGTGGAACAAGAAACACTTGCCAGCCGGCATCGCCATGTCAGGCACTGAAGAGGGAAACGGATACTATAAACAGTTTATTCCTGACCTCTTTGTCTTTGGGGACTATAATCGTGACGCTCTTGAGAAACTCATAGAGCGTCAGAAGAAGCTCTTGGCTGTCGGCCGGTGTGCCCCCGTCTTTGTACTCATGGACGACTGTATGTACGACCGAGCCTTTATGAGGGACACGGCAATCCGACAACTCTTTATGAACGGGCGTCACTGGAAGATTTTCTTCATGATGACGACCCAGTACTGCATGGACATGACCCCCATGATTCGAACCAACGTAGACTACGTGTTTGCGCTCCGAGACAACGTCCGACAGAACCGCGAGAACCTATACAAGGCGTTCTTCGGAGTCTTTCCAAACTTTGACCAGTTTTGTCAAGTTATGGATGCATGTACCGAAAACTACGAGTGTCTTGTTCTGGACAACACGTCAAAGAGCAACAGAATCACAGACTGTGTCTTTTGGTACAAGGCGCCCATCAGACGAAACTTCCGAGTCGGGTCTCCAGCGTTTTGGCAGTACCACCAGAGGCACTATAGTGCACGGGCCGCACAGAGGCCCCCGCCACCCGAACCCACCGCCAAAAGACGAGGAGGGTCTGTGAATGTGGTCAAGCGCGCTTGACATCCTTTCTTAATTTCCCTTTAAAATTCAAGATGGCTCAGATGCTCACGTATGATCCAGATGCAAGTTCTCTTATAAGTGATATTGTTGACCAGCAAGAAATGCCTTTAAACGAAGAGATTGCGCGCCAAGCTCTTTCTCGGGACCCTCAAGCCTCCCAGAAGTCCGTTCCCACGGGTTTATTGAGACCAGAAAAAAAGATTGACGAATCTCAAATGGCTGACTTTTCAACACCAATTGATGAACTGATGCAAAACGAAGTGTCCGGATCCCCGTACGGTGGCGGCCCTCAGCAGCCTCAGGCGCCCTCGGCTTCTCGGACACACGTCTCGAGCCCCGAGAAGAAGAAAAGTGCGGCGTCTGGAAATCCGTTTGGCCTGACGGACGAGCAGTATCAGGCGGCTCTCGCCGGAGTCGCAGCCGTGATTGCCTTCTCCAAGCCAGTCCAGTCTCGGCTCCGTACGATGGTCCCCAAGTTTGTGGGCGAGTCGGGTGACGTGTCGCTCACAGGCTTGGCTGTCACGGCTTTCATTGCAGCCCTCGTATTTTACATTATTAAGAAGTACGTGGTGGACAAAAACTGAGGCGCGCAAGCGCCTCAGCGCCCTACGAATCTTTAGACCCGTCCTTCACCGTGTCCCCGCAATACGTGCGTTCCCCATCTAGCGTGTACAAACCGTTTTGAACACAAAGTTTTTTGAGCGCCTCGAAATTTGTCCAAAAATGCGTCGTGTGATCGTACTCGGGCACAGACATGTGCGCCAACTCGTGAATGAGTACATACATTGCCGAATTTACATCGTCTCCATCCAGACAGATGTAAATTTCGTACCCTTTGTTCACGTTTGAACCTATAGGCCCTTTGGACTTGTTCCAGCCGCTCATTCCCGTGAGGATCGAAGGCTTCAGGACGCCTTTCCACATGGGGTCGCCCGACTGACGCAACATGTCCAGAGTGGCCCAGTATCTTCGTTTGAGTTCAGACAACATGGGAGGTTCCTGATGGTACCAAAACAC